GGGACCAGCATCGTCCCGCGGTAGAGCAGCCCCGTCCTGCCGTCGAGGACGTACCCCTCCGACGTCACCGCGACGTCCGTTTCGGTCACCGACGTGACCGAGATGACCGGGCGCCGGAGCCGCACGTAGTGCTCGCCCCCGTCCCGGACATCGGTCAGCGTCTGTCGCCGCCACACCCTGGTCCGCTGCTCGCACGTCGACGACGCGACGCGCACGTAGCGCTGGAGCAGTTCGTCCTCCGCCGTCGAGGACACCCCGCACTCCGAGCGGGCCTCCGGGAGTGAGCACAGCGGCGGAAGGTCGGCGGCATCCACGTAGAAGCTGTCCACCGGGGGCGCCCAGTCGACGGTCCCGGCGAAGACCCACCGGACCGTGTGGAGGCCCGGCTGGGTCGGGGTGTAGGAACCGGTGTAGGTGCCGGTCGTCGACGGAGGGTTCGCCACGGTCGGTGACGTCGTGGTCCCGTCCGGCAGGGTGATCACCAGCGTGGCCGTGTCGCTGTTCGCGAGGACCCCGGCGGCGTCGTAGCAGTACTCCGTGAGTGCGACCGGGCGACCGAGGGGATAGCTCACCGTGCCCTCCCGTCAGGACGCCAGGGTGACCGAGACGATCAGGTCCCCCGCCGCAATCGAGAAATCGTCACCGCCCGTGACCGCGTTCGCCGTGATGGTGCCGGACCACCCGACCGTCCCGCCGCTCACCGCCGACCATCCGGTGCAGTGGGTGTAATCCTCCGACCCGGCGACCGTGGTCCAGTCGAGGTCGGCCGACGTCTCGGCGATCCCGTCCGACCCGGTGGAGTTCCACGACGCCTGCTGCCTCGTGGTCTCGGTCGCGGGGTTCGACGTCCCGGCGGCGCCGGGTGCCCCGATGTGCAGCTTGATCCACGGATACGCGGCCAGCAGCGCATCCAGCGCCGTCCCGGCGCCGCCGGGGAGGAATCCCTCGGCCACGTCAGCCCCCGGCCTTGTCCGCCGGACGACGCCCGGCCTTGTCCGCCGGACGACCGGAGGACTTCGGCCCGTCGACCCGGTGATGCTCCGGCTCGGCCAGCAGTTGCTCGTCGGCCTCGGTGAGCTCGTCGCCGGAGGCGTAGGCGAGCCGCACGGCGGCGGGATCGCCGTCGGCGACCAGGCCGCCGTCGGCGGTGCGCCAGAGGCGCCTACCCGCCCTCACGGCGCACCGTAGTAGTCGACCGCCACCGCGGATCCGTCCAAGGTCGAGTTCAGGGCGATGGTGTTCCCGGACGTCGCGGACGATGATGTCGTGACCGTCGGCCTGGTCGACTCCCGCACCCCGCCGAAGTGGGCGGCGACCACGGTGTCGTAGGCCAGTGGTACCGGTAGACCGAGCTTTGCCCCGGTCCCGATCGCCGTGGTGGCCCCGGTCCCGTCGTGCGCCGGGATCACGATCGACGTCACGCTGGCGAAGGCCAGCGATCCCACGACCGTCCCGGCCGTGTTCTCGGTGAAGGCGGGTAGGTCCTCGGTGATCGCGACGCCGTCCCCGTCGGTGCCGTTGACCGTGACCTGGATCGCGGCGATATCGGCGGCCGTGCCCCCCGCCGTCGCGGTGATGTTCCTCGGCACGTCCGGGTCGGTGATGGCGGTGCTGATGGTCTGCTCCGTGCCGTCGTCCGTGACCGCGGCATGCACCGCGGTCGTCGACCCGACGGCCGGGGACCCGAGTAGTGCACGCACCACCCGGGTCCCCGAACCCTCGATCTTGCCCACGTCTCCTCCTCCTCCTCAGATCCCGGTGACCGTGCAGAAAGCGGCCGGCCGGTAGAAGATCAGCGCGGCCCGGATCCTGGCCCGCACCGCCTGCTTACCCTTGACGAAATAGTCGCTGTGGGAATCGGACACCTTCACCTCGATGCCCTTGCGGACGGCCAACTCGGAGAAGTTCATGAAATCTCCGACAACGGCCGTGTTCTCGGTCTGGGCGTCGCACTCGACGACCGTGCGACCCCAGATCCGGCCGGGACCCGGCTCACTGGGATTGCCCCAGATGTAGATCCCGTCAGCCGTCCGGAGAAGCCTCACGCCCTGCCAGTCGTTCGGGTGGAAGATTGCCGCGGACGGCATCGCCCGGCCGGTGACCCGCACCAGAGTGAATGCCTTGTACACGGCGTCCGGGACCGGATCGCTGCCCTTGGCCTGGGTCTGGATCCCGACGACGTTGTTCACCCCGCGCAGGTTCGGAGCGGTACCGTTCCCGACGAGAATCTGCCCGTCGAGGCGCTGCCGCAGAAAGAACGGCAGCCGGTTGTCGAGGTACGCTTGTGCGCGCGCCTCGTCCTCGAATTGCTCATCCGTGACCGGCAGGAACGTCGCGATCGACCGGACCGGAGAGCTCACCTCGGTCAGCGCCAGCGCCGACTCCGCGTAGGCGCCGCCCTCGGCCCGCTCGGCCGCGTTGTTCGTGAAGGTGGTCTCCTCCATGAAGGCGACGGCGGACTGATTCGTCCCGGTCTGCGGGATCAGGTCGGTGACCTGGACCGGGCGCTGCGCGTCCTCGACGACCCGGCCGGTACGGGTCACCTCCGGCGCCCAACCAGCCGTCGTCTCGAAGAGCGTTTTCAGGTCGACGTCGATTTCGACGTCGGCACCGCGATGCACGGTGCCCGCCTTCGATTCGACGAAGCGTCGACCGAAGCTCTTCTCGGGCCCCCGGGGTCCGTCCCCGTCCCCGTCGTCGCCGGAGCCGGAGCCGGACATGCGCTGCCCGGGCAGGTTCCGGACCTTCGTCGCGGCCTGCTCGACGGCCTGGAGCCGGTCCACCTCGGCGCCGGCCTCGTCGAGTTCGGCGTTCTTGGTCCGGATCCATTCGACCTTGGCCGCCGTGTCGCCGTCGATGGACTTGATCTTCTCCATGTCGAGGTCGGGACCGGCCTCGGCGAAGACTCCGGCGAGGTCCTTCTGGAGCCCGCTGAGCTTCTCGGTTGCTTCCTTCAGCGCGGGGAACATGACCGCGCCTCCTCTCGTTTCCGGTGCTCGTCCGATTGGGTCAACGGATTGACCGGGCTGCGAACTTCAGGAACTCCCGTGCCAGGTCCTCCTGCAGCTTCTGTGCCGCGGCCGTGTCGTCGTCCGGTGCCGGATCGCCGAGCACCTCGGCGAGCCGCTTGATCTTCTCGTCGACCTGCCGCAGCAGCGCGGCCGACTCCTCCCGTGGAGGCTTGCCCTTGGCCGCGCGCAGCGCGCGGTCCAGGAAGTCGTCGATCTCGGTGATCAGTGCCTGCCCGTGATCACCGAATCTCATGCCCTTCGCCGTCAGGGTCCTGGTGTCGACTCCGGCGCCGAGCAGCACGGGGGACACCTCGTGCACGAATAGCTTATCCAGAAACCGTACGCTCTGTTCCTGGAATTCACCGAATGAATACTTCAGCGGGTCGTAGCCGTAGGACCACTCCCCCAGCCCGTCGGCGGCAAGCCGCTTCACCGTAGTGAATGTATCAGCGCCGTCCCCGGTGTCGAGAAAGAACTGACCATCCATGATGGCCTCGGTCTTCGTCACGCGGATCTGTCCGGAGCCGACCGGTAGTGCGCCGCTCCAGGACGTATGCCCGTAGGCGGAGATCACCAGTTTCGCGCCGTCGTCGAAGGCGCCCGGGCGCGTGACGTCTCCGTCTTTGTCGATCACGTTCAGGGTGGAGAAAATGGCTGCGACTTCGCCCTTGTCCTCGTCCTTGATCTCTACCCTGCTGCATATCTTGCGGGTCGTCATGCTGCGGTCCCCTCGGTGACAGGTGGAGTATCCGACGTTCCGGGCGGTCGGAGCTGTACGGAGAACAGACCGGAGTGTCCGCCGATCAGCGATCCCAGGTCGTTGTTAGCGACGAATCGTACCGCTGCGTCCGGCGTGTATCCGGCATCCGTCAGGGAGCGAATTGCCATGGCCTGGACCTGTTGGATCTTTGCGACGTCGGCCGCGTCCTCGCGGAAGTACGCCACATCGCGGTCATCGAACGTCAGCTCTACGCCGGGCTTTTGCGCGCTGTCAGACGTCAGCGGGCCGATGACCGGCAGCAGCGCCGCCGCGGCGATCCGCCACAGCGGTCGGATCGTGCCGTCACCGAAGGCCCGACGCGCCACCCCGAAGTTCCCGGCGTTGAGGCTGCTGCCGGCCAGGCCCTCGGACAGGCCGACCAGGACGGGATGGACTCTTGCCGCAGCGGCGATCCGAGTTTCTCCGGCGCCCTGGGTGGCCTTGAAATCTATCTGCTGGAAATTGGCTGCCAGCGGAGTGACGTCCGCACCGCCTGCCGTGTAGAGCGTCTTGTATGCATTGTCGACGCCCTTGTGCTGACGGTCCATTTTCTCGACGAATTCTTCAAATTTCTCCGGGCTCATAGGCTGCTTCAGGCTGACGGACAATCCTGCCTGGGCGCCGTTCTGGAAGAATTTGAGCTTGTGTTTAGTAGCGGCTTGGTCGGACATGATCTCGCGTAGGACCGGGGTCATCCACGACATGCCCCGCCATTGATAGTCAGGGTCCGGGTGCGGGGAATACTGAGCGACCTCCTCGGGCAGTAGTAGCACCGGCTCTCCCGGTCCGCCGAGATTACGGCGACGCCGCGGTTGGTACTCCAGCGCTACGACGCGGGCGTCGAGGGCCTGCGGACCGTCCGGGTGATCGGACGGGGATCCGATGATCACGGTCACTAAGTTCGGGTGCATCCTCACCAGGCGGCGCCCGGGACCGCCCGCCGATGTACGGCCGATCCTTCCGCGGTCGTCCGCGGTGGTCCACCAGCTGTTTCCCGCCATCGCGACGTCGACCTCCATCCGGGCCAGCAGCCCTCCGGTGGTCCCACCCGGCCAGGGCCGCTCCAGCAGGCCGAGCTCCGGCGAACCGAACAGATCGCCCGGGCGTCCATTGGTCCGCTGGCGCCAGGCGAACCGGCCTTCCGCAAACACCAGCTGTCGCGTGGTGGCGCAAGCGAATACGACGCCGTCGGCTTTGTAGATGCCCTGCGAATACTGATCGACGTCGCTCGGGACCTGCAATCTGTCCGGGCTCCCCCCCGCCCAGTATCCGACCATGCGGTCGTAAAGATCGTCGAAGGCCCATGACGGTGGGTCCGTCGGATACGCCTTCCTGCGCCGCCCGAATAGCGTCACCTCTCGGCCTCCTCCGCGTCCTCGACGACCCGGCGACCGGCCGACCATTGGAGGACGGCCGACGCACCGGCCAGGACCATCCCACAGGACCCGCATCCGAGCGCGACACCCAGGACGCCGCCTACTGCCGCGGCCGAGGCTAGGCCCGCGGCGGTGGCCAGCAGGACGACGGCGGCCAGCTCCAGCACCGTCGTCACGATGTCGACCATGCACGCTCCTCCTGCTCCGTCGTCATCTCCAGGCCGCTAGCGGCTCTTCCGCCACCTGGATCGTGGATAGGCCCCATAGGGCCCCGGTCGCCGCGACCAGAGGACAGATATCGCTCGATGACGATCCTCGCGTCCAGGCCCAGGCGTCGAGTAGCCGGCGCTTCGCCGCGCCCTTGATCGCGTCGTCGAGCGTCGGTTGTCCGATGTGGCGCCACGTCCGCACGGCTCCGTCTTTCGATGCCGCGCCGGACTTGATCGCTCCGCAGGCCTGCGCCATGTCTCGGCCGCTCATCAGATGCAGCAGGCCGTCCGGTGCGTCCTTGGACTGCACCTCGAAGCCGGCAGTGCGTAGGTCCGGCAGGAGGGAGCCCACCGGTCCGGCCGGGTCGATCACGATCGGTCGGGGTCCCCACCGGCCCCGCAGCTCTACCAGCCGGGCGACCACCCATCGGTCGCCCTCCCGGTGGTCGACGACCTCGACATGTGCTAGGCCGTCGCCGCGGCGACCGGCTACCGCGATCGCCGCGGCGGCCGAGTCCGGCGCGACGTCGGCACACCAGATCACCTCGTCTCCGACGATTTCGGAATTCTTATCCGTGACGGCCGCCCAGTCCGCCGCCGGGATCACCTGCCGCGTATAGCCGGACGGTACCCATAGGTTCAGATAGGAGCGACAGAACTTTGCCATTCCGCCGCCGGATTCCTCCGTGTCGGCTAGCGCCTTTTTCAGCGCCCGCCGCACGGTGGATTCGTTGACCGTGTATCCGAGCGCCGGCATACATGACCACCACGTCTCCGGGTCCTCCGGGTCCGCGTCCGGATCGGCCGAGTACTCGATGTACAGCACTCCGGAGTCCTGGCCGGCTTCGGCCATCTTCCGGCCGGAGTCGACCTTGCCGCGTAGGTACACCGACCGCTCGGTGCCCGCCGTCGACACGATCCATAGTTGCGCCCAGGGGCGCGTCATCATCGCCGGTTCCATGGCCTGCTCGACCCGGTCGTCGACCTGGGCCCAAGCCTCGTCGACGTCCCCACCGTCGAGCGTGTCCCCGTGACCTGCGGTTTCGGTGGTCGAGTCGATCCCCCAGATCGATCCGTCATGCCAGCGGATCGACTCCTCGCCGATGGTGCGCCGGAGCTTCCATCGACCGGCGAAGCGGCGGGCCGCGGTGAGGTCCTCGGCCCAGATGTCGAGTAGCTTGTGCTTCGCCTTGAGGCGGGTCTGTGCGGTGTAGACCAGTTGCTGCCGACCGCCGAGCCCAGCTGCATCGACCATCCGCTGGACGTTTTTGGCTAGCAGGATCGTCGACTTGCCCGACTGTCGCGGGACCGTGACCCGGACCTCGCCGTAGACCAGGTGGCCACGCTCGTCGCATTCCAGTGCCTGGTCTGCCAAGGCCACCTGCCACGGCATCAGCGGCTTTCCCAGCGCCTGGGCTATTCGTGCTACCCGCGGCCCCCAAGTAGGCCGCGAGGTCCTCCGCGGACAGCTCCAGCTCGGACGCGCGGTGCTCGTGCGCGACACGATCAGCTGCCCGTGACCACCGGGCCGGACCCGCCGAAGAGATCATCGCCTTGGTCGCTGTCCTTCTCGTGCGCCGCTAACTCGTGCACGATCGCTCGCAACTCCCTGGATAGCGACGGGACGACCCTCGGGTCCGTGGTCGTGACGACCGGGCTGTCGAGGACCATGGCTAGGACCTCGGCCACGCGCTCCAGCGTCTGACCGGCCGGATGTGACGACCACAGCGCGTCCAGCTCTTTGCGCAGGGCACGTCCGATCGGGCCGGCTCCGGCTTGCTGCTCGGCGTCGTCGCTCGACGGCGGCGGATCCGGTGGATCCGGTGGACTCGGCGGGGACTCGTCGACGTCGACCAGCCGCAGCGGGGATCGGCGGCGCCGCTCACGACGTAGATCCCGGGCCCGGCGATGCTCCGGGCATCGCTCCGGTAGCGGCCCGCGGGCACCTGCGACGTATTCGGGCGCCGAGGGGGGGCAGTCGATGCACCGATACCTGCGCATCGGGTCACCTCCTCCCCGATACCGACCCGGCCGTGGAAACCACCGCGCACCCCGGCGGCCC